TCGCATATTTTTCCCGTTTGGCAGAATAATCAACTATAAAGTTTGATATTATTTCCTCTTTTTAAGGTGCTGCTCACATACTGAGTGGCACCTTCTCTATATTCCATAATTTCTGGCATATCATTTATAATAATGCCAAGATAAGTACTTTTAAGTAAGAAAATATTTCTTTTATCATTATCTACTTTTTCTTCATATTCATAGTTTGTGATTGGAACTGAAATATTTCCTGTAGTAATCTGTTGTTCTATAAAGAAATCATAATAACTCACAGAATAAGAAGCATCTACTTGAAGTCTGGCAGGAACTATTGTAACCCCTTGGCTATTTTTAACTTCTTCTGTCTCGTAGTGATGAATACCATTATAAAGAGTATTATAATCACCATACTTATCTAATAAAAATCTATCAAAATCTGTTTGAGGTAATGGCCATTCTGATTGAATATTGAGAATATTATTTGATAACAGAATAACCCAATCTAATTTTGAGTCTCCATAAACTTTAAATGCAACATTATCAGGACGATCATTACCTATAATCTTATACTTCTCAAAGAACGATAAATTCTGAAAAATATCTTCTCTGAGTTTTCCTTTTTTGAATAAATTTTTAACACGAATATAATCTCCTATTTTAGAATCAGGAAGTCTGCTCACATAATCTAAATCTGGAATGTAACTGAAGTAATTTGACATTTTAGAAACCTACATTATTGTAGTCGGATTCACCATACTCATCATCAAAGAGTGGCTCAAGTTCCCCGAACTGTAATGTCATTTTGTAAGCAGTCATTGATTTTTCAGATCCACCATAAGTCATATATGTTCCATCAGGAGTGTAATCAACACTACAAGAAGTTAGAGCACATTCCTTAAATCTATTTAAGTAAGGATGTTGTTTTTTTCCTGTGGTCATATACTGAATAGCAAAAGTATGTGGTGATTTTAAAAGTAAAGAAGTTTCACTTCGTTTTACTGACATTGATTGTTTAAATGTGCGAATGATTTTTCTTACTATTATTGCTTCTGGTTCACTCCTTGGATAAAATGAAAATCCAAATGTAAAATTTCTTAAACCTGCACTACCAAAGAGAAGTTCTTGATTGTTATTCGGAGTAGCACCTAGCGTTCTTTTTGCAACATTTTGGTTTTGCGCTGCCATCCCTGTAATAATTCCTCTCACTGTATCTTTTAATTCTGGTCCTTTTAGTTTGTCCATCGCCGGTTGAGACGCTTCTTCTGCACTTCCCCCACTCAGAAATATATTTGCGCCCTGGGCTGCGGCCTCTTGTAGATCATTCAGTGAATCATCCATTGCCCAACCTACAGTATTGCCATCACTAATTCCAGCGGGAATGGGTAGAGTAATTGAACCAAGTACTGTAGTACCTGCTACTATACCATTAAGATCTACAATTCTACCTGTTTGTGTTGCGTTTTTTCCTGCTAGGGATGGTTTGTATTGTAAAATAGTGAACTTAATTACATCTTGAGTTTCTAGCGACAAGTTTTCTGGATATCTTAAATTCTCATATTTTTTTCTTGTTCCCGCTTTAAAACTATCGGCTTCCGCAGCAGCAGCAGCAGCCGCTGCTGATTGTTCGGGTGTTGGTGGAGCTGCTGCTTGACTAGGTGGATTTGGACTATTAGTTGCTTTGTTTGGTGTTCCCGCAGCAGTATTTATTGCTTTTTGTTGTTCTGCAGTTGGATTTGCACCATATGGATTTTGCGATTGAACTTGTTGTGTATATGCCTGTCTTTCTGGAGAGTTTGGGTTGTTGAATGCTGCCGTTTCTGCCGCTGTTGCACCAGGTTCAGGTGTACGAGTTGACACCCCAGCACTTGTCGTATTAACGGTTGATACTGGTACTCCATTATTTCCCTGAGAATCAGTTCTGAATGTAGTTGCCTTTAAAGACCCATCAGCGTTCGTAGTGACTGATGTGTTATAGAAATTATTTCCTACTTTATTAATACCACTAGTCGTAGTAGCCATTAGACACGGTTTTTTATTTATTTAGACGGAACTTTGCATAAGGTATAGAAAGCATCTCATCAAGTTCATCATACTTTATAACGTGAAGTTTTCCTGCAACTTCTTCCCAGGTATATTGTCTTCCTTGTCTCCAATGAAAATTGATTGCTTTAAATCCCCACTTCTCTAATGATGTACAAGCAATCAAAGGATGTTGGTCATACTCAATATTTGGTGTCTTTGGATTATAAATGAATGTATAAAACTTTCCTGGTTCTGGATACAATACTTCTTCCTTTAATACATCTGTAATAATCAACATTAAGTCTTCTGGATCTTTTGCTCCTTCTTTGTCAATTCTTTTTTTTAACTCTCTCATTCTTGGAGGAATACCAACATACTGTCCGAAACCTTCTGCCATTAGAATAGATCTTTTTCTGTGATGATTTTAAATCCAATCATATTATCTTTGCAAAATTCCTCTGCTGCTCGCCACTTTGCTTGATTGGTTGCATATGTATAAACCTCGTAGAGATATGATTTAGTTGCTCTTGATCTTGGTTTTGGTTCCATTGTTTGCTTTTGTGGTTTGATTTCTATAATATATTTTTTAATCTCCCCAGATTGCTCTTTCACTTTGATAATAAAATCTGGAAAGTATGTTCTTACTTTTTGTTTTACTGGGTCGTAATATTTGATACGAATTTCTTCGCTGCCCCACGCAATTATATTTTCATTTAGATCGCACCAATAACAAAATTTTCTTTCCCAACTACTTCTACAAATAATATTATTAGGATTACCAATATATTTTTGAGGATATGATGGTTTGTAGGTGGTCTTTAAACTTTCTCCCATTATCCCCACTACATAATATATAAGATCAAAAAGTATTTATAAATGCCTACCGAAAGGAACATAGCACACATTAAAGCAAACTTACTTCATCCTGCACTTACATCTCATTTTGAGGTCACTATTCCAAACCCTACAGGTTTGACTCCGCAATATTTATCTCAAAATGGAGTCAGATATGACGAAGACAAATTAAATCTTCTTTGTTCTGAAGCAATACTTCCAGGGTCTCAACTTGCAACTCATAGTATTACCGGAGACTTCCACGGAGCTACTCACAAACATGCATATAGGAGACAATTTGATGATCGTATTGACTTAACTTTTTATGTTGATGCTGAAAATTATCTGCCAATTAGATATTTTGAAACTTGGATAAAATATATTGCAGGAGAATCAATTGCTTCAGACGCAGGACGGCCCGGAACTGAAAATAGTGAATATTTTTATAGGATGAATTACCCCAAAAATTATATTTGCAATCAAGGACTTAAAGTAACTAAATTTGAGAGAAGTAGTATTGGTAATGTTGAAGGAACAAAAGCTGGTCAAATGACTTATAAATTTGTAGATGTTTTCCCAATCGCTGTTAACTCAATGTCTGTTTCTTATGATGCATCTTCATTATTAAAATGTACGGTTTCATTTTCTTATGTTAGATATTTTATAGATAGAGCAACTGCTGCTGGTCCTGCATCTCCTCAGGCAGCAACTGGGGATCCATCTTCCTCCAATTTTAATGCAACACCACAGCAACTCGCACCTTCCTCCAATTTTAATGCAACACCACAGCAACTCGCACAGATTAATAATCAAGCATTTAACCCTAATGTAAATTTAAGTAGTGTTACTGGAAATATTACTCCTGGTGGAGTTCCTTTTGATAGTGCTGGTGCTTCGCAAGCATCAAACTTTACTCTATTTTAATCTTCCCCAAAGACCTCATAAATAACCATACCTGAAATTCATTATAGGACATTATGGGACTCCCAAAAATTTCAACACCAACTTATGAACTTGAGTTGCCCTCTACAGAACAATCAATCAAATATAGACCTTTTCTTGTTAAAGAAGAAAAACTTTTAGTTATTGCATTGGAGAGTGAAGATACAAAACAAATCACAAATGCAATCAAAACAGTCATCAAAAACTGCATTCTTACCAAAGATATTAAAGTAGAAAATTTACCTACTTTTGATATTGAATTCTTGTTTCTTAATATTCGTGGTAAGTCTGTTGGTGAAGAAGTAGACGTTAATATTATTTGTCCAGACGATAATGAAACCAATGTCTCTGTAAGTATTAATCTTGATGATATTAAAGTGCAAAAAAGTGAAGATCACACTAATAAAATTAAAGTAGATCCAACAATTATGATGGAAATGAAATATCCATCACTTGAGCAGTTTATTAAAAATAATTTTGATTTTAATAATCAAAATGCTATGGATCAATCTTTTGATCTTATTGCATCCTGTATTGATAAGATTTATACTGAAGATGAAGTTTGGTCTACTTCTGATGTTACCAAAAAAGAAGTTACTGAATTTTTAGAATCAATGAACTCATCTCAATTTAAGGATATTGAGAAGTTCTTTGAGACGATGCCTAAACTTTCGCATAAGATAAAAATTAAAAATCCAAAGACAGGAGTGGAAAGTGAAGTTGTTTTAGAAGGGTTAGCAAGTTTTTTCGCATAGGAATGGTCCATATGGACCTTGAGAATTACTTTAGACTTAATTTTTCTTTGATGCAGTACCATAAATATTCATTATGGGAAATTGAAAATATGATTCCTTGGGAAAGGGATATTTACGTTGGTTTATTACAACAACACCTTGAAGAGGAACAACTAAAACAGCAACAACAAAAATCTAATTTCTAATGTAAAAGAAAATGGTAGCAGCAAATCCACAGAAATTGATGGGAAGCACCAAAACAGTTCAATCTGCTGTGGTTCAACCCCAGCAACAATTGGTTGCTGCTCCTGCGGATACTGCTGCTCTTCAAGACATTTCAAAGTCTCTTGCAAAAATTACTCAACTTCTTACTCAACAAAATTATCAGGTTACTGCAGAAGCAAATCAAGAAAAAAAGAATCAAGAAAACGCTAGAAGAAAAAAAATAGAACTTGGATTAGAAAATAGTTTTGTAGCAGTTAAAAATGTTGCTCAAGCAGTTGTTGCACCTGTAAAAAGTATTCTTGATCAGATTATACAATTTTTTGTTACTTTATTTATAGGAAAAGCAATATTAAATTTGATAGATTGGTTTTCTAAAGAAGAAAATCAAGGTAAAATAAGATCTATTGCTAGATTTTTAAAAGACTGGTGGCCATCTCTTGTTGCTGGTTACATACTTTTTGGCACAGGATTTGGTAGAGTTGTAAGAAATCTTGCTGGTATTGGTCTAAGAGTAATTACAGGTCTTGGTGGAATAGCAGTCAAACTTGCAGGTGCTATAGCATCTGCGCTTAAGTTTAAAAAAGCAGGAGCATTATTATCTGGTCTTGGTGGTGGAGGAGGATTTAAAGGTCTTGCTGTAAGATTGGGAGTCGGGGCTCTTATTACTGGTGGTGGTGTTTTAGCAGCAAAGAGTATGATGGGTGGAGAGGATGCTCCACAAGTATCAGTACCAGAACCAGCAACCTTACCAACTGCAGAAGCATTTGGTGGGGGTCTTATTGATTTTAAGACGATGCTTGCTGCCTCTGGTGGGCAAGTTGATTCCAAACTAGGTATCTTTGCACAGCTTTTTGGGTCTGGTGGATTTGCAGGAATATTGAATAGTATCCCTGGAGTCGTATCTGGACCAAAAGGTATTGATAAAGTCCCTGCGATGCTGACAGACGGCGAGTTTGTGATGTCTCGTGGTGCTGTTCAGAAGTTTGGTGTTAATACTTTAGAGGCAATGAATGCCGCAGGTGGAGGAACTAATAAACCAAAAATTGTTCAGAAAAGAATTTATGCTGCTGGTGGTGGGATGATCAGTGATAGGGACACAAGAAACTTTGCACGAGAGCAGTCAGTTCAGGTTGGGAGCGAGTCAAGAACATATGGTGGCGTTGATGATCGCAGAAGAAAATATGATGCAGTGCATGGTGCAGGCGCTTATGATAGGGAAAGTGCAAGAAGGAGAGCATTAGCCAACGCAACACCAGACGAAAAAGTAAATCTCCCTCCGATAAAAACTGGTAGTGAATATCACAAAAATAACCCCCCAACAAAAAGACCTACATCTACACCTTCTATAAGTGGAATGAGTACTCTTCCACAGATAGACATTAAAAAAATGTCTAATAGTGCTGCCTCAAGTGCTCAAGGTCTTGTTGAATCTGTTAGTGCATCAACCGGAATTGGTAGTGGAAAACTAACTCCAGAGCAACAAAGAAGAATTGCTAAAGATGACGCAGAAAGAAAGAAAATTATACAAAAAGCGCAGCAAAGAAGAATGGGAGATGCACAAATAAGAAAAGAATGGAATAGAGCATTTAGTGATCCAACTCATCCTCTTTATGAAAAAGCTGCTTTTGGAGATTTAAATTACTCACAGTTTAAAAAAGATTATCTGGCAAAACAGGGAACAACTGCCACACCAGCAGCAGGGACAGGATATACTCCATATCAATCTAGATTTGCAGGTGCTCGTGATGCTGCTTTTGCAGAGGCACAGGGACAATCTAGTATGAATCCATACAATCCAATGAATTTGTTTAAACCTGGAGGAACTTTTGGTGGTCCAAGAATGCAGGCAAGAACTGATTATGCTGCATCAAAAGGAAAGTATTATTCTTCATCAGATCAAAAAACATATGGAAGTTACAATGATGCGATGGCTGCAAAAAAATCTAGAATGACTTCTCTTGCATCTCAACAAAGACTTGATAAGTTAAGTAGAGCTGGTGCAACTAGGTCATCAAGAGGAGTTAGATTTGAAGCAGAAGCTGAAGCAAGACGTGAAGATTTTAAGAAGAGAGGTGGACTTCTGGGGCAAATAGGAAGAGGGTTTACCTCAATGTTTGGATCTCAAAAAGATATTGATAAAAATAAAGCAGCAGACGCAGCAGCAACATTGAAAATGAAACAAGCAGGTGCAGAATCTATTGGTAGATACTACTCCTCATCTGATGGTAAGTATTATGCTAATTTTGCTGCAGCCGATAAAGCACAAAAAGCAAGAAAAGCAAAACTTGGAGCAACTCCAGTAAAAGGAAAACAAATAACTCCAACACCAAAACCAGCACCAAAGGTATATAATCCTGCAGGTGGTGGAATGGGTGGTGCAAGAGGTGGCAAGCGCCCAAAACCAAAAAAACAAGTGCCAAAAATACCTCCAGGTAAAGATAATAGGAAAACTGCAAATCAGTTGAATATTAAATAATGGCAAAAATGATTTCTCCCTTAACAGGAACCTTACAATCTATTAAGAAGCAGTTTATTAGTAAGGAGAAACTACTTAAATCTACTCTGAATGTTCAGAAAAAAAGAATTACTTTAAATCAGTCTAATGCAGAAAGAGAAAGATTTATTGATTATGAAAAAGTATTAGAAAGACCTCTACGTTCTTTAGGAACAGGTATTAAGAGTGTGGTGGGTAAAAGACTTGGGTTTTTAGATACTCTCAAAACTTTTATAGTTAATGTTTTACTTGGATTTGTTGCTTTAAGATTATTAAAATATCTTCCACAACTCATACAATTTGCAACTACTGCTTTAAAAGTTGGAAATTTTATTCTCAATACTGCTGGAAACATATTAAATGGATTGATTACTTTTGTTGATTATGGATATCAAGCATATGATCATGCAAGAAAAATTGTAGGAAAGGTAGGTGGTGAAAAAGCAATCTCAGCTTTAGATAATGCTACCAGTGAAAGCACTAAACTAATAAATCAACTTTTAATTGCTGGAATGTTATTCAGTGATTTTAGTCCATTTGCAGGATTGTCAAGTGCCCCAAAAGCCATGGAAGCAACTGCTGATGCTATTAAGAATAAGGTGTCTGGTGAAGTTGCAAATGCTGCAGCAGATGCAGCGACAAAAACGGCAGGAAAATTGGCACTTGGTCCCTTAGCATCTGCTGGAATTATCATTGGTGCTGGATTGCTTTTCTCTGCTGCTGGTGAGGGTGTATTTCAGTTAACAAAATGGACAAAAGGATTGATTGGTTTTGGACCAATATCCAAATTTTTTCAGGTTCCTCTTGGTATTCTAGAGGGAGTTGGAACTCTTTTTGATATTGTTGGTGCTCCTTTTAGATATGGTATTGAGTTGGTACGTGCTGGATTTATGAAAATGTTTAATATGAAAGATGGATTGGAAAAACAAGCTAAAAATCTTGGTAAGTTTGATGCAAGAATAAGAGAAAATTTTAGAAGATTATCTGGAGTTTTTGCACCGGTTTTTAGTTTTTTTGGTCAACAAGATACTGCTAAAAAATTATCAACTCCTGGGTCTTTTGGAAGTTTGTATGGTGAAAAAGCAGTTAAAGATATGGGATATAGTGGTGGTGGACGAGTAATATCAATTCAAAAATATGCTAGAGGTGGATCTGTTGTTGATATTCCAAGAACAGAAGTAAAGGAAGTTGATATTCCTAGAGGTGAAGATATCAAACAAGCACCTACAAAACCAGGTGCTTCTATTGGTGGTGAAGAACGTTTTGCTGAAGTTTTTCCTAGTTCGGGAGGCGATAATTCTAAAATGGATCGTTATGGTTATATGACTGATTCTTATGATACGATTAGTTATATTTCTGATTTGGGTTCAGTATTTGCTCTCACAACCAAAACTTTATTGGGAGATCAAGTTATAAAAGATGATTATGATAGAGCAGCTGGATCATTAAGTAGTTTTATGCTATTGGGATTATATGAAACAAACCCAGGAGCATATCAAAAGTTTTCTTCTTTGATTGATATTAAACAATTTAATAGATCAATATCAGGATTTTTAATGAAGTCTATGAGTGTACCGCTTGGAGGTATTATAAACTTACTAAAAATTCAAGTTGGACTTATTCCAAAACCAGATGAAACTACAAGTGCAACTCAGACAGGTAGTGAAAGTCCCGATGATATGGTTGAGGGATCAGTTCCAGGTGGACAATTGACTATGGAGCAATTAGTGGGACTTGCAAAAGGTGCTGGTTTTTCTGAAAATGAAGCAGTTATTATGGCTGCCATAGCAAAAGCAGAATCTGGTGGAAATTCAAATGCCAAAAACTTTAAACCACCAGATAAGTCTTATGGATTGTGGCAGATCAATATGATAGGGAGACTCGGACCAGCGAGAATGAAGGAGTATGGTCTGCAGAGTGAAGATCAATTATTTGATCCTGTTACTAATGCTAAAGCAGCGTATGCAATTAGAAAAAGTCAGGGATTGGGTGCATGGACGGTTTATAAAACAGGAAAATACAGAGCACACTTAACTGCAGCAGAGGCAGCGAGGAGCGCACCATCACTGAGCACTTCACCAACATCTACCAAAATTAAACCTGTTTCTTTATCATCAACTCAAAATAAAGGTACATCTACTGGTGTTATTAACGATAGAGAATGGAATACTGGTATTCCACTATCATCATTATCTACAAAATCTGGAAAATCTTTTAAAGTTGCAAGTGTTGTGTCTGGACAATTTGCAGGATTTATTTCTGATTTAGAAGCAACTGGTTATAAAATAAAATCTATTGGTGGTTATAGAGAAGCAGGCACTGGGGGAGGAACCGGACCTGCAGATCCAGATTATGATAAAGAGAGATATTCTCATCCATATGGAGCTGCGATTGATATCAATCCCGATCAAAATCCATATGGAAAATCATTAGTTACTGATATGCCCTCTAATATCTCTCAAATCGCTGCAAAGCATGGTCTTGGTTGGGGTGGTAATTTTAGAAGGACGAAAGATGCCATGCATTTTTCTGCAATAAAAAATGAAGGTGGTAATAGAGATTTTAGTTTTTTTAAACAATCAGGAAAAGAAACAGGGGGTTCAACTCTTCTGGGTGGAATTAGATTACTCCACAGGGGCGAGTATGTAATTGATAAAGATTCTGTTGATTTATTTGGTGGGAATTCTTTCTTTAGTATGATAAATGGAATTGAGAATGAAAGACAAAGAGGAGAAAAGTCATCTACATTAATACAACATCTGAGTAAATATACCGGTAGGAAAATAGATCAAAGACCACAAGTAATTGTTGAAGACCCTGAAGTTGTAGTAATGCCATCACAACCGATTTATGTCAATTCTGGATCTTCTGGATATTCATCAGGTGGTGGAAGTGATTGGGAATATCACAACTTAGAGTTGAGGTAAGACATGGCATATATCAAACTAAAAAATCCAACTGCTTTCATAATTCAGAAACAAGTCATTCGTGTTGAAAAACTTGTTGGACAAAGAAATAAATTTAAAACCATAGCGTTTAAACAAAAATTAAATTTATTGGAGAGAAGTCGTAGAGATGAAGTTGGGAAAAGATATAAAGATCGAAAAAATAGCAGAGAACAAAAAGTATCAAGTAAATTTGTAACTCCAAGACTTGGATTTCTTGATTCAGTAAAAAACTTTTTATTCACTGTTTTATTTGGATCACTAGCTATTAAACTACTACCATATCTACCACAACTCAAAGGACTATTAATCACTACTCTCAAAATTGGTAACTTTGCAATTAATTTTGCGGGAACAATTTTAAATGCAATGGTAACTTTCATAGACAAAGTATATGGAATTATTGATTTTGGAAAACAACAAGCAAAAATTCTTGGTGGTGAGACTGGTGTTAAAAAATATGAAGAAACTTTAGGACTAATGAACAAGGTTATGAACAGTGTGTTCATTGCCGGAATGTTATTCTCAGATTTGATTGTGATAAAAGCACAGGCAGATGCTAGTCAAAGTGCGGTAAGTGATATTGGAACAGAAGTCGTAGGAGAAATAGTAAAACGACAAGGATTTAGACAAGCTATTCAAGGTTTTGCCACTAATATTGCCAGCACAGTCGCGGCGAAAATTTTGATTGTTGGTCTTGCATCTTCACTTTTAGGTAAACTGATGTTTCAACAAAGGAAATTTACAAAAAAACTTGAAAATGATGTCGCTGAGCAATTAGAGAGTGCAAATTCTGATCCAAATCCAATTACAAGAGCACTTAAACTTGTAGCATATAACGCTGCTCTTCCTGGACTTAAATTTTTTAATTTTGTTTCAACTGGAGTTGGAACATTACTGGATATTATTGGAGCTCCATTTAGATATGCAGGAGAGTTACTTAATCTTGGTATCATGTCTCTCACAGGTGACTCTGATGGGATTAGAAGACAAAGAGAAAATCTTGAAAAACTTGATGCAAGAATAAGAGAACAAATCAGAGAGATAGTGAATACTTTAAGTTTAGGAACTCTTGCAAAAGAAAAGGGTTCCTTTGGGAGTTTATATGGTAGTGGTGCAACAAAGGCAATGGGATATGCCTCTGGTGGCGCAGTTACTAGAGAAGGTGAAGAAGCAATTGGTGGTGTAATTACTAGATCTGGAGGTAAAAAGGCAATATTAAGAACATTTGAAATTCCAATGTCTCCACTAAATCCAGGAGCAGATGTTGGTGGGAAGATGAATTATGTGGATCCGACCACTGGGTTTCCTTCACCAAAATCTAATATAGAAACATTTTTTCCAAATCCAGAAAATCCTCAATATATAAACCCATATTCATACTTAACTGGTTCATATAACGTAGTGTCTTCAGGTGAATTTCTAAAACCATTTTTACAGATGCCCATTAAAATGATTATGGGTAATGGTTCATCGGAGGGTGACTACAACTCTCTTGCATCATCAGTCAACAATCTATTTGTTACTATATTAAGAAGGACCTTAGTTCCAGGAACCAAAAACTCTATAGCAGATGAACTTGGATTTGTTGATATTTTTAGTTGGGTTAGAGATGCTATAGGAGAAAGTATGATTGATCCCGTGAATACTTTGTTACAATCTTTAAAAGAACAATTTATGCTTAAATCCGATGCTGGTCGAGGAATAGTTAAAGGTGCTGATGCTGAACCTGGTGCAGAATCTGAGGGCATTCAAGATGCTTCTATATCTGCAGGTGAAATGGATTTACTTACAAGAATGGTTTATGCAGAAGCAGGGGGAGAAGGAAAGACTGGAATGGCTTTAGTTGCAAGAGCAATTTTAAATCGTGCTGGGCTAATACAATCCGGTAAGGTTGGTGCTGGCACTTTTAATGCTAAGAGTGGTAGTATAACTGATGTTATTAATGGAAGAGGGCAATTTTCTCCAATAACTGATGGTAGAATTAATCAAAAGTTATCAGACTCTCAAATTAGTCAAGCTAAAGATGCAATAACACTTGCACAAAATCCAGCACAATTGATGTCTGTATTAAAAAGTGAAGGTCTTGATGATATATCAATTAAAAAATTAGTTGCCTCAACCGGGTTTAGAAATTATGATGCAGGTGCGGGACAAGATCGTTCTCAACAAGTAAATGAGGTTAAATTTAAAAGGCATACTTTTAATACTGCGGGAAATGCTGGACTTGTTGTTCCACAATCTATTTCTATTGCCATTTTAAGGGAAGAATCTTCTGCTAATAATATTAGTTCTGGAACTGGAGGCACTCTTGGTGGTGGTAAATTTATTCAAGGTAATTCTGGTGCGTCAGCGGGAGTTCATTTTCATATCGGACCAGGAAGTCAGGCAGGTGGAACAATACTACAAAAACAATATTT